TTCCAGGCTCACATTAGAGAATCGGTCAGGGGTGCCTAATGGCTCTTGAAGAATACCGCGACCCTCTACTTAAAGCCCTTATCGACATGTTAGAAGTCGAAGGACCTACTGAATTGGTCGGCCATTATATCTATGGTGACGTGTTAGCTCCATCTAGATCGATGTTGCCTTGCGTTTCCGTAGCGAGGGAAGGAACTGTTGTGCGTTCCGACGGGACAATGCAGGATACCCATACGACCGCGATTGTTATGGCTGTAATCTACGATTGGACTACCGATTTAGATCAATCGTTCGATCTGGTTCGGGGTACGACTGGCCTATATAAACTTTTTGAGGAAAGAAACGACGATTTCACTGTTAAAGCGAGGACACTAATTTATGCTCTAAGGGATAACCAGAAACTAGCTGACAACCTTTTCCTGTCAATAAATGATGATGGTCTGATGGTCGATTATGGGTTGGGTTGGGAGAAACGTGGCGACAACATTTTTTCGGTCGAGGGTATCTTGCGTTTCAATATCGAGTTGACTCAACCAAAACCAGAGTTTTATTCGCCCTAAAGATTTTGTTGTAAGCTAAGAGTATAGGGAGTTATATTATGACAGAAAATATAGAAACCGTAAAAAAGATTGTAGAACCTACACCTAAAGGTGAAGTGTTCAATTTTACGCGCGATGGTATCGTCGTGGAAGCAAAAAATCTTGAAGAGGCCCAAAAGCTCCTCAAGAAGATTTTGAAAGAGAATAAGGAGTCAGCTAATGGCTAAAATTATAGGTCGTACAGGTGCGGTCGGTATCGGTATCGAATCGACTCAAGGTACCGCTGTCGCAGCGGAATATTGGATTCCCGTACAAGGATATTCTTACGACGATAAGGTCGAGATAGTAAAGAACGATTCTGCGATGGGTCGTATCGAAGAGTTCAACGATGGCGATATAACTAAACTTTGGGGTGAGGGCGACTATGAAGGAAAGATTTTTCTTAACTCTGTCGGAGCTGAACTTGTAGCGTTATTCGGGCAATCCCCTGTAAGTACTCAGAGGGCTACTAGTGGCGTGTACGATCATGCTTATACGTTAAAGAATGATAACGACCATAAAGCATTGACGGTAGCTTACGAGGATGGTATCCAGGAGATTTCGTTTCCGTTCGCTATCCTAGATAGTTGGTCTTTGGAAGTAGCTGTAGATGATTATGTGAAACGTAGCATCTCTCTTATCGGACAGAAGAGCGAATCGGCGTCTCATACGCCAGCGTTCACTAATGAAGTCGAGTTTATTCCTAGCCAGGTTTCTTTCAAGATGGCTTCCGCACAGTCTGGTTTGGCTGGCGCGTCAGCTATTAACGTGACTGCTTTTAATATGGAAGTCAAAAAGAATGCTGAACCGTTATATGTTTTGGGTTCTAACGAACCTCACGATATTGTCAATAAGCAATTTGGTGTTACTGGTTCTATCGAACTTTATTTCGAAAACGAAACCTACCGAGATTATGTGTTTGGTAATACCCATAGGGCTATCCGTATCGATATGACCGATACTGCTACTGATCTAGGTTCTAGCCATAACCCTCAACTGTATTTCGATTTGAATGAGGTCGTGTTTGAAGAGTTCGAACGTAGCTGGGATGCTAACGACCCTCTCACTCAAACTTTGAACTTTGAAGCGTTATTTAACTTGACTGACTCAGCGATGATTTCAGCAAGGTTAACGAACAGAGAAACTAGCTACTAGACGGAAGGAAAGCTATGACGGAGGATAGGGAAACCTTAGAGATAACTACGCCACTTAAAGGCCATAAGGTCGTTTTGAGGTCGTGGATTAACGGACGCGAGAAACAAAAGATCGATGGGTCTATGTTTCGTGGTGTCCAAACCGTTGGTGATGGTACGAGTTTGCAACCAAAACTTAGCGAAGATCTACTGGCGAACCAAGAAAATGTTTCTATCGAATGTGTTGTCGTCAGTATCGACGGTAACGAGATTGATGTTTTGAATCGTGTTTTGGAGATGCGCGTCCAAGATTATACTTTTGTGGCGGAGCAGGTACGAAAGATTGTTGATGGTGATCTCGACGAAAAAAAAGAGTTGCCTTCAAGCGAGAATATTGGAGAGTCCTTGAAGGAGGACGAGGCCACGTCTCCGACCGTAGGTTCTCTATAGTCCAACTTTGCGAGGCGATGCGTTGTACTTATGTTGACGGCGGATATTTAGATCAACCTGAATGGTTTGTTGAACTCTATAAAATGAAAATCGAAGTCGAAGCAGAATATGACAAGACGTCTAAAAAATCTTGACTTTTTCTCGTGGTAAGATTGTGTTATGGCTATGGGTAATGAAGAGAAACTCAAAATTATTATTGAGGCACAAAACAAAGCCCAAGCTGCTTTTCGTGAGGCCCAGAAACAGATAGATGATACCGAAAAGAAGTTCGGTGGAGCTATGGCGAAGATGGATGCCGCTAGCGCTAAAATGAAAACTGTCGGGTCAAATATGTCTAAATATATGACTTTACCTATTCTCGCTGGCGCGGGGGTTTCTATTAAAGCGTTTTCTGATCTACAAGAAACCCTGAACAAAGTCGATGTTTCTTTTGGTAGCTCCTCTAATGCAGTAAAGAAATGGTCTGAGGATTCCATCGCTAAAATGGGTTTAGCTCAACAGTCGGCTTTGGATTCTGCGGCGTTGTTTGGCGATATGGGTACTGGTATGGGACAAAACCAGAAACAAGCCGCGAAAATGTCTATGGGTCTAACTCAGCTTGGGGCTGATCTTTCTTCGTTTAAGAATATTTCTATGGATAGAGCCAAAACGGCTTTAGCTGGGGTATATACAGGCGAGACGGAAGCCCTTAAAGGCCTCGGTGTTGTTATGACCGAAACGAACCTTGCAGAGTTTGCGGCTAGTAAAGGTATCAAAAAGAAGATTAGCGATATGGGCCAGGCAGAGAAAGTCCAGTTGCGTTATAACTTTGTGATGGAAAAAACTAAAAATGCTCAAGGGGATTTCGCTAATACTTCGGATAGTCTCGCTAATAAGCAACGTACCGCTACCGAGAAAGCTAAGCAGCTTTCGGCGGAACTTGGAGGGAAACTCGCGCCTGTGTACGCGAAACTCTTAGGGGTCGGAACTAAGGTTCTCGACTGGTTTTCTAAGCTATCTAGCGGCCAACAAGACCTGATTGTTAAGGCTGCTCTTGTTGTCGCTGCTATTGGCCCTGTGGTCCGCATTATGGGTTCTCTCGTGACAGGAGTTAAGGGTGTAGCGTCGGCTGGTAAAACAGCTTTTAGTGTTACAACTAAGCTCGCTGGTGCCGCATCAAAGTATGGGAAGATTGTTTCTGCTAATGCTAAGTTTCTTTTTAGGTATGGTAAATATCTAGCTAAAGAAAATATTTTGAAGGCTGCTGCTACTGCGAAAACTGTTGCGTTAACTATCGCAGAAAAGGCTAAAACTGTTGTAACAAAAATAGGGATAGCTGTACAGGCGGCTTGGAATGCTATCTTGGCTATTAACCCTGTATTTTTGATTGTAGCTGCGATAGTAGGGCTTATCGCGGTAATGGTTTTGCTATATAAAAAGAATGAAGCGGTCAGGAACTTTATAGACAAAGCGTGGAGGTCGATCGCAGCGGTATTCATGACCGTATTTAATGCTATTAAGGGGGCTATCTCTGGCGTTATAGATTGGATTAAAAACAATTGGAAGTTACTACTGGGGATAGTCTTAGGGCCGCTTGCTTTGATTGTTATGGGTTTCATTAAATATAAAACTCAGATAGCGGCTGTATTCCAGGCGATTTGGAATGTAATTAAGGTTGTATGGAATGGCATTGTTACGGTAATTAAATGGGCTTGGGAGAATGTTATCAAGAATGTTTGGAATGCGATCTCTTGGTCTGTCACTAACCTGCTTATCCCTGGTTTTAAGATGATCTGGTCAGTAATCCAGACAGTGTGGAACGCTGTAGTTACGGTAATAAAGTGGGCTTGGGAGAACGTTATTAAACCTTTGTGGGAGGCGATAAGTAGCTATATCACTAATACTCTTATGCCTGCTTTCCAGAAGATATGGGATAAAGTCAAAGCGGTTTTCGATAAAGTTGTTGAGATAATAAAAGGCGCTTGGACAAATGTTAAAGCTGGTTTTGACAAGGTTAAAGGTTGGATTACTAGCCTGATAGAAAAGTTTGCTGGCATTAAAGAAAAGATCGCGTCGGCGTTCTCGACGGTAGGTAACGCTATCAAAGCACCTTTTAAGACCGCTTTCAACTGGATTGCTAATGGGTGGAATAAAACGTTAGGGAAACTCTCGTTTACTATCCCATCTTGGGTTCCTAAGATTGGCGGCAAAAAGTTTGATATGCCAAACATGCCTACTTTGTATACTGGCGCTAGGAACTTTCGTGGAGGCCCAGCTATCGTGGGTGATATTGCAGGTCGGGGTGGAGAGATAGTTAATCTTCCTGGCGGTACTGACGTGTTTTCTAACCGTGAATCGAAACAGATTATGCGTAGCCTCGCTGATGGTAAAGGCGGCGGAGGTGGCGGTACGATGGTCACTAATACGTTTACAGGAAACATTTTCCTTGCTGACGCTAACGCAGTCGAAAAGTTCTTTAAGGAATTAAACCGTCAAGCTGAGATGGCAGCTATGGGAGTTGCAAGCTAATGGCAAGGAACGTATTTTTTGAATCTCTCGCGTTGAATGACGGGAACCCTTTTTTTGTTAACGATTATGACCCTGATGGTTCCGCCGATAAAACGTTAAGGCTTGTACCTATTGCCCGACAGAATGGCGGCATTCTCGTATATGAAGAATATAACTCTCTTGTTGTTACTGTTTCTGGGCATATCTCGTGTGAATCTGAACTCCTTTTAGATGCCGCTATAGATACGTTGAAATCTACTTTGCGTTCCGCAGGCACTTTGAGGGTCCAGTATGGTTCGAGCTACCGCCTGTTGGATTGTATTGCCACTAAAGTTTCGGTTCCTAGAGGCCGTGAACATATCAGTTTCGCTCCGTACACTATCCAGTTCGAATCCGAGTCGCCTTTCTGGCGTGAAGAGGGTTTGGATTACCATATTTTTAACGAAAACATTACGACCGCTGACGACACTTTCAATGTTTCTATCGGCTCAACGATGGACGCAGAAATGGTTTTCACTTTAGAGATAACAGAGATCACACCCGATAATTCGGATGTACAAATCTCTATCGGGAATAGTTCCACTAACCAGTTCATTACCGTTACGGAAACTTTCCATGATGCCGACGTTCTAGTTATTGACTGTAAGCAGAAACAAGCATTTTTGAATGGTTCACTCATCAAAGCTAGAGGTTTATTCCCTGTATGGGAGCCTGGCGCGGGAGTCGTTGAGTATTCTGATGATGCGTCTACTAGCCGCGATATAACTATCTCGTCAGCTAACGAGCGTAGGTTCTTGTAGTGGCACAAAAAACGGTCCGTTATCTTATATCGGATTCGTCCGATAACTTTGTTGGCGAATGGACTGATGTAGGTACCGAGTTGACTTTGCGGCGCGAAATAAATAATGCGATGTCATCCCTTACCGCTACTCTGGCTAGGAATGAGTTAACCCAGATTGTTACGACGGACGTGTTAACGACCGAAGCTGACGAGGTGTTAACTACCGAGGATGACGAGATTCTGTTGGCTGATATTGTTGGCGCGACTGGTATCGGGTCTGGTACTGACCTGGATTTAAACCAGTATGTCGAAGTTAATACCTACTATGGGTCTTTCGTCGAACTATTGACCGAGGATGATGAGGTTATAACTACCGAATCGGATGTTGACTTGTTGGTTGAGGATGGAGCGCCTGAAGGATACCCTATATTTAAAGGCTATATTTCGGATTGGGATTTAGATTTCGGCGATAACGATACTGTCACTGTTACGTTGTTGAATAATGGTCTGGAATTAAACCATATTATTTTGATGGATGGGACCGACACTAAAGTTACGTTTAATAGCTGGGACCCTTCCGATATTGTCCGTTGGGTTATAGATTACGCCCAAACTCAAGGGGCGCATATCAACTATACGGCGACATCGATAGAGGATACTGGTACGACGGTTTCTTATACTTTTAATTTGAATACGGTAGCTGAATGTCTAAATAAGGTTTTGGAGTTATGTCCTTCGGATTGGTATTGGTCTTATGACCCTGGGAGTGACCTGTATTCTTTGAAGGCTCGCCCTGTTGCCCCTGCCCGTTATTTTACGAAACAGCTTGACGCAACAAAAACTAAACTTCGACGGTCGATGTCAGGGCTAGTAAATGAAGTGTATTTTACTGGCGGTGGCGAACCTGCGTTACTTGTCAAACGGGTTGATGCTCCTTCTCAGGCTGCTTACCGTCGGGGTATATCTAAAATCTCGGATGGTCGTGTTACAGATCAGACTACGGCGGAACTCATGGCTGATAGCGAGATAGACCGATATAAGAATCCTGTATATGTTGGGAGTGTTTCGGTGAATGGGAACCACCCTTACCCTATTGAAGAGATAGCTTTGGGTGAGATGGCAGGGTTTATCAATTATGGTGACATGATCGACGATTTAGAGTTACAGGTTGTCGGGTTAACATATAATATCGATACTGTTGAGGTCGATCTGGATAGGTTGTTACCTGCGACGACTAAACGTATCGAGGATATAAAACGTAACTTGGATGTTCTAGAACAGCTAAATAATCCCGACGCGCCTGTATAGGATACAATAGGGGTATGGCAAAAAGAATCTCGCAGCTGACAGAGGAAACTTCGGTAGCTACTGGCGATAATATCCCCATCTATGATGTGTCTACTGGCACGACGAAACGTGCGACGGTAGCTAACCTGACCTCGACTGTTGTTTCTGACAATAGTGTTACTTCGGAGAAGTTGAATAGTACGATAGCGTTTAGCGCTTATTCTTCGGCGAACATTACTGCTTCATCTACCCCAGGGAAGATACAGCTCGCTACTGAGGCTTACGATCAGGGCGCAGATTTTGATGCTACAACTAATTATCGTTTTACCGCTCCCGTGAATGGAATATACCATTTTGATGGCATCGTCAGGTTCACTACCCCTGGCGACGCGAATAACTGTCAGACTTTTCTTTATAAGAATGGGGCGGCATTTACCGAGAATGTTTCTGTCAACTTAAATAATGGTGGGGGTAACTCTGTTGCGCTGCCTGTTTCGGGTACTGTGAAGGTCGCGTCTGGCGATTACGTCGAATTGTATGCGGCTCGCACGACTGGTACTGGTAACGCTCAAGGTACTTTGTCTGGTTTCATTGTTGGAAGATACTAGAAAAATAGTAGGGGGATAAAATGTCTATACAGAAAATGGTTGCCGAGGCTTTACGTCAGTCGGGGAAACCTTACCGTTTGGGTGCTGAGGCGTCGGTAACAGATCGTAACCCTAGAGCTTTTGACTGTTCAGAGTTGACGGAATGGTCGGCTCGACGTAACGGTATGGTATTACCTGATGGCGCTTGGAACCAATATGCTTACTGTAAAGGGCGTGGAACAATAATTTCTGTCGCTCAGGCTATCCGTACTCCTGGCGCTTTATTGTTTGTCGCTAAAAGTTCTAGTTCGGGTAATGGTAGAGGTAATCATGTGGCTATTAGTTTGGGTAACGGAAAAACTATTGAGGCTCGCTCCACAAAATATGGGGTAGGGAGTTTCTCTGCCGCTAACCGAGGTTGGACCCATGGGGGTCTTATCCCTGGCGCTAGTTATGTTGTCGCTCCTGCCTCTACGGGTTATCCTGGCGTTTTGAAGAAGGGTTCTAAAGGGCCGAACGTTGTTAGGTTACAGGCTCGCCTTAGGGCTTTAAAATATGGTATCTCTGTCGATGGTGATTTTGGTAACAAAACTGTTGCGGTCGTTAAGGCTTTCCAGAAATCTAAACGCCTCGCACAAGATGGTGTTGTTGGTCCTGCGACTCATAAGAAGTTGTTCGGCTAATGAAAGGTATAGACCCTGTAAATGTCGTTACTGGCATCCTTTTCCTGTTGAATATGTTGGGTTTGTATTCTATAAAGCGTGAAACTTCTCAAGTTAATAGGGCTGTAAATCATGTAGAGGAAGGCACCCCGACGTTATCTGATCGTGTCGATTCGGTTAATGGTACTCTCGAATATACTCAGGCGGTGTTGACGGTCTATAAGAAGGAAACTGCGGAACAGTTTAAGACTGTCCATAAAGGCCAGGACGAGTTACGGGGTATGGTTGAAGCTGTGAAAGATGATGTACGAAAGATTAGAGAGTCGGTAGATAGAAGGCATATAGCTAGGGAGAAATAATGGTAAAGAAAAAGGTTATATCTAAACGAGATAAATTAAAGCTGAACGCTAAAGATATTGGTGTTCGTGCTGTAAAGACTTTTGTTCAGACGTTGATAGCTTCGGCGGGTATTGTTATAACGGCTACGAGTTTGGAAGATCAGAAAGTTGCTTTAGTTTCGGTGCTTGCAAGTGCTACCGCTGCGGCATTGTCTGTTATCCAGAATAGTATCCTCGCTATTAAATAATTCCGGTGTAAGCCTTCTATTGTTTTTTGTGGCGTGCTTACGGTCGCCTTCTACATTCCAGCCGTTAACTATCAGATATTGGGTCTCTAAGATAGAGAACTTACGGGGCCATATCAGAGACATCATTTTTCTAGCTTTCTTGCATCGGCTAATGATAGCGTCCCGTCGATTATTGGCTGTAAAAATTCGCATCTTTCTCCCCAGTCAACTTTGATATTTACGGGTTGGGCTTTTCTCCATAGTAGTTCGTATAGAGGCCTCATGCCTTGTTGGTCTATAAATTCTTGCCACAAGTTAGGCTCGTCCGTAAAGTGGGTATGGCAGTCTACGCATAACGTTATCGCGTTTCGCGTGTCACATCTGGTTAAATTGAAGCCTCTTGGGATTATGTGCGCACATGTGGGATTTCGTGTTGTCCCACAGTTCAAGCATTTTTTATTTGTTTTTATTGCGTTTCTAAATAGTTCGTCGGCTTTATCTTTTAACATTTAGGGTTTTCATGCGTTCTACCTTTCGAGGGGGCACCTTGTCGTCCTGAAAAGAGAACGCTAAAAAGGACGACAAGGGCCTTTGTTTAGGTTAGCAAATAGAGGCGGGTGTTTTGTGTTACCGCAAAGCCCCTGTCAAAACACCCGTTATCCTCTGCAAGAATTTTAGGCATATGGGTTGTTGTGGGTGTTCTTTGGGTTGTTTTATTTTTGTATGCCATTGCGTCTAGCTTAATACCAGCCTCTAGATTTTGAGTGGATGACCGCATTTCCCCAAGAAGAATATCGGGCGATGACATAAGAGTGCATCCATTTAAGTTGGCATATAGCGGCGGCGTCTGAATGTTCTAGAGGGCAACCCATTTTTGTCCAGGGTAATGCTTGCGCTATTCCCCCTGCTGATGATCTAGGGTTTCGAGCTGTCGGGTTGCAGCTGCTTTCTCTCCCGATGATATATAACGCATCGCTGAAATGTTCGGTAGGGATTCCTGCTTGTGTCATCCAAGTTTTGCATTGGGGAATCCAAGCGCCTTGGGGTGCTGGTATTGTTGAGGGGACGACTTGCGGTGCCGTCTGAATCCTCCGTTCCACATGCGGTACCGTAGTCGTTGTTGTTGTAGCCGCTGGTTTGGTTTTCAGGTAGTTATCGTAGAGCGAAGTTTTGGGTTTCGCGGGTGGAGTGTTTCCGAATGCTCGGTCGAATGTCATCGCGACGGTAACAAAAAATAGTGTGAGTATTAGTCCTAACCAAAAATATCTTTTTAGTATCCGTCGACAATACTTGTAGCCGCTAAGGGGGTGTAGTATATTTCGCATAAGTTACGTCTCCAAACTTAACTATATGAAGCCAGACTGGTCTAGGGTCTGGCTTTTTTTTGTGTGGTAAAGGTCTACCATATTTGGGTGTCCATTTGCTTGATCGTTCGCATAACCCCAGGTCAGGGGCTTATATTTTTTTCGCTAAAGATCTAAGGCCAATCTCCCGATGGTAAGGCATAAGGATTTAAGGCCATAGACATGGAAGTCTCTTTTATAGAAAAGGGACAAAAAAATGAAACAAAAATATAGTGAACCTTTAGGTATTGATGTGCCATTAGGGAAAGACAGAAGCTGGCATTTCCCAGCGAAAGCTCTTGGGCTATTTATTTTTGTGGGGATAATCTTTTGGGCTGGACATAACTACCAGCAACCAAAACCAAAACTACCTGCTAATGCTCAATGCCTCCAAGCTAATCAAGCTACGAAGGAAGCAGCAAAAACTTTTGCTACTCAACTCGCCTCTGCGATTGATGGCATAGATGCACCTGCTCCGGATTTGAAAGCTGTAAAGAATGCTTCGCTTGAATGTAAAGCCACTCAAGATCAGGTGACAGTGAAAGTAGAGGCTGCGAAATGATTCTTCTATCCTTGACTACCTTCAGCTTGTCTTTGCCTTTGTTTGCAAAACACAGCCGATATAAACGCCACTACCGGAAAGCACATCCAGGGTGTGCATGGATTCCACTCACATCAAACGCATGGATAGGGGCTTGCCTGTTCACTATCGGGGCGATGTCTTTACTGTTCTATGTGGACCCTCAATCGTGGGAGTCATTCAAGAGTGGCTTCGCAGGAACTTTCGGGGGTTAGCTATGGACGCTTACGAATACAACCTAACTATGAGTGCTGAGATAGTCGCGTCGCAAACGACTATCTCTATCTCAAAAGCACGAAAACTACTTAAAGCTGGTTTGTATTTTGGTCTTGGTGATCTGGATGCTATCGAACAGATCATTATTCAGAAGGAGAATCCGAAATGAAACATTTAGTTTTGTCGGTAGCTTTCGCTGTTGTGGTGATCTTAGGGGTCGGACAATTTACTGGCGAGGGCATCTCATATACGACGGCCTATACGGAAGTCCAGGCTGCAATTGAGCAACCTGCTCAAGCTGTTCCAGCTCCTCCAATTCCGCCTTACTGTATCGAACGGAATGATATTTGTGAGTCTATGCGTAAAGCAGGATTCCAGGAAGATCAGTTGAATCTTATGATGGCAATCAGTCGCGCAGAATCGGGTTGGAGGATAGAAGCTCTAGGAGATACCACTATCACCAACAAAACTTGGGGTCCATCGGTAGGCGTTTTGCAGGTGAGGACTATCAATCCTGGGCATCCTCAAGGGTGTCGGATAAGAGAGCAGTTGAATATGAACCTGGATGCTCAAACGTCTTGTGGCTACCAAATCTATAAGTCACAGGGCTATAAAGCCTGGTCAGCGTACCTTAATGGGTCATACAAAAAGTTCTTGAAATGACGATCTAAAAACTCCGTTTAGGGTTCGGGGTGGAGTATAATAGTTATATCGCTAGTCGTCTCGGCTAGGGAAAATGTCCTCTTGCAAGAGTGGAGTATGCAGCTAAGACGGTTGCTCCACTCTTGCTTGAGACCTAACCGTCTTATGCTGCAAAGGAGCAAAACATGGAAACCAAATCACATTCATTTAGTATTGAAGATGCCCAAAAGTATGGCATTGAAAAAGCAATCCTCTTACAAAATCTTAGATTCTGGCTAGATAAAGAACTAGCAAACTCGGAACGTGATAGTGAAGATTCAGGTCCAAAAGTTAAAGAGCATGAGGGTGCCGATTATGTTTGGACTTATAACTCAGCTAGGGCTTTCGCAAATCTGTTTCCTTATATGGCACCTAGATCAATTGGCAGGTGGCTAGGTGAACTTGAAGCGGATGGCATAATCATTTCGGGGGTATTCAATAAGGCTGCTTATGATAAGACTAAATGGTATACGATGCCAGAATATAGCCTTGGCCAAAATGGTAAAAGCGTTAGCCAAAATGGCCAATCAACTAGCCAGGATGGCCAATCGGAAGGCCAGGATGGCCAACCTATACCAGATATAAACACTAATATAAACACTAATATTCTTGGTGATTCAGAAGAATCACCTGTGGATAACTCTAAAAACGAAAGAGCTGAGTTATGGGATGCCTTAGTAGTTGAGCTTGGATATACAGTTGAGGATATGACTAAGAATGTTCGCGGCCAGCTCAATAACGCTGTCAAGCAATTACATGATATAGGGGCTACCCCTAATGATATTAAATCGAGGTCTAAGGCTTATAGAGCGCTATTCCCTTCTAGTGCCTTTACGGCCATGGCTCTAGTGAATCGTTGGCCTGATCTACGGTCTATGAAGGCTCAGCCTTCGAAGCTAACGGGCGGCGTTGATTATGACAGCCCCGAAAGAGAATGGACTTTCGACGATAAAGGCGACGTTATTTTATGAGCATGAGCCCTGGTTAGAGGCTTTTTTGGTTTATACCCCCTAAATACTTTACATTACCCCTAGGGTTGTGATATAGTAATATATATCAAGTTGATAACGGAGGAAACCAAATGCAATACCCACCAATCCAAACAATACAAACCCAACTCAAAAACGCTACAACGCCAGAAGAAAAAGACTTCCTCGAAGGCATGCTCATAGAAATGCGATACGACGCTAAAGAGCTAAACCAATTCTACCTAGACGTAATGAACCAAGGAGGCCGATAATGTTAACCGACTACTACGACTCCTCATTCGACGAAATCCGAGACTTCATCGACTCGGAACTAACAAACGAACAAATCGTCAGGGTCTTAGACGAATACGAGGACGAATATAACTCTTTAGAACGCGAATACTCCAAAGACGAAGATGGCTTCAATACAGAAACTATCGATAGTGGGGAACTATCAGACCTAAACGAAAAGATCGTTGCGGCTCTAGAAAACGAGGTAGATAATGGATAACCGTACCGTAGCTTTAGAACAAAACAACGGACAACTATTGCGTATGATCGCTCAACATGTTGGTATTCCTGAACAATTCATAAAATCACATTTAGAACGAGAAATTGAGATTCGCTACCCGCTACCTGAAGAGATCAAATGAATAACTTATTTGACCCGCCCGAACCACACAAAATCGTTCACCTAGCCGACCCATACACTTCGTCTCTAGCGGCCCTTAAAGCCCTCAAGAACGCGAAAGGACTCAACAGGCTAATACTCGACGAGTTAACAAAAGAATACCCTCTAGGGCTATCACACGAGGCTCTAGCAAAAAGGTTGGGTGTAGATAGTTCCGTCTCAGGAAACGACGTAGCTAAACGCTGTTCAAGCCTGAAAGCTAAAGGGCTAATAGAACAAGCCCGCGAAACAGACCTGAACTCCAAAGGCAACGTGGTAGCAACCTGGAAACTCTACTATCCGCCAGGCGACAAACCTTCGAGGTGGGAACCGTGAAACGCCGTATCTATAAGAAAGAATATCTACATAACCGACATTTCGTGCCTACTTACTATTGCTATCTGAGGGGTTGTACTAATCCTGAGCATAGGTTTCGTATGTGCGAGAAACATCTATTACTACTAAAAGGAGCAACAAAATGACAGACACAACATTCAACGAAAAAGTTGTAGCAGTACAATCAAAAATGGTCGTACCAAAAACAAACAACGAGAAGGTCGCCTACAAATCCCGCAGTGCGGAAGAGATACAAGAGATAGCAAAACCCATACTCGCTGAAGTAGGACTAGCAATATCGGTAGACCAGCAACTCATCACTGGACCAAGAATCTTCATCAAATCAATCGCAACGCTTACCGATGGAGAAAATACCATTTCAGGTTCAGGACTCGCTGAACTATTAGTTCCACCTCAAAATGATCAAGGCCGATATTCTATGAATCTCGCTCAAGCATGTGGAGCGACAGGCTCATATTCAGACAAGATAGCCCTAGAAAACGTTTTAGGTATCGGAGCAGGGGAAGATGCAGACCATAACAACTATGCCCCTTCGCAGCCATCTCAAGCGCCTAACCCTGCTACTCAGATTAGGCAAGAACACTTCTCAGGAGCTATCAAAGCAACAGCCATCGACGAGCAGACCCTAACAAAACTTAACTTCCTACCTAATGATCTGGGACTACCTAAAGATCAAGCGAAAGCAATCTGGGGCCAACTATGGCAACAAGGCATTAGACGAGGGAAGTTCGACCCGAACACAAAAAAATGGGCTAACACCGAAATCTCTACCAGCGACATCAAAACCATCGTTGAAATGTTCGGAGGGGCAGCAGGTAAAACTTCCGATTCTATCCAAGCGATAACAATGCAACTCGGCGGCGACCTCCAAGTTGATACTCCAACAAACGTAGACGACTATTCAGACGCCCCATTCGACGATAACGAACCGTTCTAAAGCCATGGATGACAAACTTAAAAAGCTGACAGCCCTCAAGAAACGTCTAGACGTTACGTTAAAGAACTATCAACGTAACCATGCGCTGTGGGCTAAATGGCTTCATAACGCAAAAAAAGACGTAGAAAGATTCGACGAATGGGCGTTCCAACAGGCTATGAAACAGTCAGAGTTGAAAGCTAACCCTAACGATGTAGCGAAAGCATATATAGATATAGAACCTAATTATTCGTTTACGATGGGCGCTATCTATTGGAGCGAACGTCATACTTATCATGCGGAGCTAGATCAACTCCGTATGGCGAGAAGCCAGCTGTTAAATGAGCTTTGGGTAGAACAAGATGACGAAGGTAAGTGGGTTTATTCTTTGGCTGATATCGCTAAGGCTTATGGGGTTACAGAGAACAACATGTATCAGCGGTTGAAGGTTAATGAATGGTTTTATGCACGTAGAAGCCCTGGCCAGAAGGTTATTCCAATAAAACAATAGAAATACTTTACATCACCCACAAGGGTATGATATAGTAAAGATGTAAGGGAGGAAACAAAGTGGATTACACAAAACTAAACGAAGAACAACTAGACCTCCTCCTAGCCAAAGTATCAAGAGAAGCCAGGTCTAACTACAAACTAAAAAAAGACCTAGAAACCGAAAAAATCAGGCGGGCACTATCAGAATGGCCTACCGAAATCTCCACCGCAAACTTCGAACCTGAAGAAGCTCCAGGTGGGCTAACACAAAAACAGATAACCAGAATCAGGGAATGGGCTAAAAAGAAACGGACAACTCAAGACCTAATCGAGTTCATAACGGAACTTATCGGAGGCAACGAATGAAAGACTGGACCCATAACCGCTTCATGCTATACACCTACCAATTCTTCAAAACATATTGGCTCGACATCAGCTTCTGGATTTTCACTCTCGTAGCCTGCGCATACACCTACATCATCGCAACGAACGGCACATAATGAAATACTTCTATAGTCTCCCACTTGGAATGGTTTTGTGGTCGGCTTTCACTCTCGGACAAACAATCAGATAAGGAAACAAAAAATGAAAACAATACCAGTAAACAAATGGACAATCACAGGCGCGGTCATCGCTTCAATTCTATTGATCACAATAGGAAGCACATCTGCTGGAACACCTGAAACAAAAACAAAAACTGTCACTGAATACAAGACAAAAACAAAAGAGATCAAAGGCGATACCGTCTACAAACTATCCGACACATGCCGTAAAGCACTCGTCAGCTCGACACAAAACATGGCTGACTTCAACAACCTCGTCGGAGCTATCGGTGACGCTATCGTGACTTTCTCGGAAACATACTCGACAAGTGAACTAGAAACCGCCGTCGCGAGACAACAAGTCGTCATTGATGGCATGCTCTCCGCCGTAAAACAAACGATGGCTTGCGACCCTTCTATCGGCCAAGACGTTTCTATTCCAGGACAATAGAAAGGCTAGGTAACTAACAATGACAAACGAAACTTTAGAAGCAGAATATTTATATCACCTTACACAAGACAAAGAACTATTCCGTCTAGCTAGTTTGGTCGGATGTGAACCGCAAGACGAAGTTAGGCACAGGCTACAACTTGCTAAATACATAGCGAAACTACTTGCTGAAGTTGAGGTTTAGTTTTGTTACATAACACGAAAGGCCAAAAATGTTGTTAATAAATCCAGGAAGTCATATAGGTGAGCAGAGTAGCGAGAAGTGGGCCAATACCCATGAACAAGCACTAGAAAACGCTTTACGCTGGCTCAAGAATATCCAAGATGACGGCATAAAAAACATACGAATGTACGATACAAAGACAGAAGAACAAGGACGTTGGAAGTTCATATTCAAACATCTAATAACTGGTGTAGAGGTCGAGCTTGAAACTCATGGCATAACTGATATGGACGAATACATTAAAGAAAATGTGTTCACACCGCGCGTTTATTGGAACGGCAGTAGTTGTGGTGAACCTGAGTTAGACCAGTGGCTTACAGACGGCTACAAAAAAGTATTAGATATTGTTGAGGTGGGTTTATGAAACAAACAACCGAAACCCCCGATATAACTTCTATTGAATGGAAAGACTTAAACCCTTTAGAGCAACACGAAATGAAACGTCAAGAGGATTTACGGCCTAAGTATGTTATGCACAAATCTAAAATAGGCAGGTTGGCTGTTCTATCTAATAAGGAGGACGACAATGGAAGTTGAAGAAGTTAGGACAGGTCTAGACATCGACGAGAACTATGAAACGCTTGCGGTTACTACGAAGAAGGACGGTAAGTGGGAGATAGATATTTTTCAGATGCCAGTTGTTTCTTCTAAAGAAAGGACAGACACGAAATGAGCTGGAAACTTGAATGTATCCGTTGCCACCAAATATATGTAGAACATGGCAACAAAAAATGGGAAGGCAAAGATACTGTCTGCCATTTGTGTCGGGCTGTTGAGAGTAAAGGAGAAACAAAGTGAATGACGTAGTGGGTGAAATCTTGTTCGATGTTTACGAGCGAGGGAAAACGAATCAACATAGATTAGTCGAACAATATCTTACAGAGCAAGAAGAAATCTCGTATCAAAGCGATATTATTTTGCAGTCAAAGCTGGCGATAGAAAACTATTACCGAGAAAATCCGGTTGAGGGGTTAGGTAAAGACTAATGAGCGGTGACGAAGCATACGAAGAATGGCTAAGAGATGCTACTGACGAGGAAGTCGATATAGAGTTTGGGGTACAGGGCATGAAATATTCTGACGACGGACAAGTTGTTTCGAGTGGGGGTTGGAGTGTCTCTCAAAAAGAAGCCATACGCGAACAGCTCGAAGTTGCTTTTGAAAAATGGAATAAGTGGAAGCCTTTTATACCTGAGACAGTAGAAACAATTGGCGAATACGAAGACGGAGAACCAGTTATCGTTTGTGTAGGACATGGTGTTTCTCAAGAGTCATTAAAGGAAAAAGAGGTAATGATTAATGAAACGCTTGAAGCTATTGAGGCTTTAACTAGAAAAGAGGAACAATGAAAGAAATAAATTATAAAACAAGTTACGACGGTACTGAATTTAGTGAATTTGGTGCGCTTATCCATGACGAAGATGAATCAGGGGGTTGGGATATTGACGAAGCGAAACTTTTTGTCAAAGACGGGCTATATACCTACTTAGAAGCTAATGATTGTTCGTGCTGGGATGGAAGATACGACGGCTGGACTGAATTAACAAAAGCCGAACTTTTAACACTTGCAGAACAATGGTGTAATACCGAATATCACGATTCAGAAAAAAATATGGGCGTATGGGTACTAGCTAACGTCTTGAGTCTTTAGTTACACAGAAAGAAGCGCAATGAAACCAATAACAGAAGATTGCTTAAGCGTTTTAATAGGTAACCTGTTCAGTAATGCTTTTAGTAGAGGCTATGAATATGGACAAAGAGAAGGGCGGAGTCCTATGGAAAAAATGGCCGAGGTCACTAAAGAATATAGGGTTGATGCTTTGCATCTTTTTAGAAACTCTACACTTTCAGATGTTACGGCCACAGATGAAATCAGGAAGGCTTTTTTTGCTGGAAGTCGATCAGCTCTCAATCCTCGTAGTGATGGCGCTTCTTTTGAGTGGAAACAATATTGTGAGCGGTTGGCGGTTGTAGATAAAGAACAGGAGAACAAATAATGGGTTGCGTATGGTACATAACTTTCGTTATTGATAACAGGACATTCACTTTGGAAAAGCATACGGGTGGCGATTACAGCAAACCTTCGGCAGATAAAGTCAAAGAATGGGTTACTGAATACTTGTGGATAAATGTAGGCGAATTGAAAGTTGAGAGTTAATGATGTCTGACGTTAAGAACCTATACATATTAAAAACAGAGGAGAAATAATGCAAAATTTTGCTACAAAATTAGAACAACTAATCAACAAATATTTTGAAGATACAACCGATACGCAGACAAGAGACGATTTTTTAATTGAACTATTGGAAACGTTGGAGCTTCTTCAAGGAGAACACACCAATGTCTGACGTTAAGAACCTATGGGTACTCAAACAACCCTTGCCGATACCATACGAAATAGATAAGTCGTACAGCGTACACCTTGATTTGGAAACATATTTCGAGCCTTTGGATGTTGAGTCTCTAACAACACAACTCGAAGATATTCTAGAAAAGTTTTGGCAAGATGAAGATCAAGACTTAGACGATTCGGTGGCTGAGGTTTTAGAGCTTATAGGTATAACCAAGGAGCAAAAATGAGAGAATCGATGATAAAAGCAAAGTTCAAAGGGAAACTACCGAGCTTGGGTTACTGGCCTCGCAAGAAATATCTTTTGCGTGTCTACAGAGATGGTCATTGGCGAGGCACAGAAATGTTTTGTTGGATTGAACGGATGGATGGCAAAGGCAAGTGTCCGTATGCAACAAGAGAATCTTTTAGAAAGAACTGGGAACACATGGGTGGTCTTTTCCCAACGGGTGAATCGGAAAACGAAGTTGAGGGTTTAGGCGCGAAAGGCAAACAATGATTGAATTAAACACTATTTATAACGAAGATTGCCTAGAAACTATGAAACGTATTCCAGATAACGCGATTGATTTAGTCTTAACAGACCCGCCTTATGGAACAACTGCTTGCGCTTGGGACTCAATTATCCCGCTAGATAAGATGTGGGAGCAACTTCTCAGAATCGCTAAACCGTCGGCAGCAATACTAATATTTAGTTCACAACCGTTTACTACCAAACTTATTTTTAGCAATATTGACCTTTTCAAATACGAACTAATTTGGGAGAAAAACGTCCCAACGGGGATGGTCTTAGCTAACAAGCGTCCCATGAAATATCACGAAAACATCTGTGTATTTTTCGACCAACAGCCGACGTATAATAAGCAACTCCAACCGAGAGAATGGAAAACGCAACCAACAGTGGATTCTATTGCGAGACGAGCTACGGCAGACAAACACTCGATAAATAACGAAACCCAAGACTGGAAAACCTTTTCAGGAAAGCTGAAAAACCCATCTTCGATCTTAAAGTTTGATTGCGTACCTAGAGCAACAGGGACTTATCATCCAACACAGAAACCTGTCGCCCTTATTAAATACTTGGTTGAAACTTACAGCAACTCCGACGAGTTAGTTTTGGATTTTGCTATGGGTTCTGGCACTACTGCACTCGCGTGTAAAGATTTAGGGCGTAACTATATAGGTTCTGAAATCTCTGCTGAGTATTGTGCTATTGCAGAATCTAGGCTTGCTCAGGGCGTGTTTGATTTTGAGGGTTTAGGCATGAAAGGCAAAGAATGAAAGACGAACTAGATGAATACGAAAAAGGAATAATCGTCAGACATGAACGGCTTAAAAAGTTAGTAGAACTAAATAAAAAATATTGGGCTACACCATCTGAGCAAGCAGATATCGGACATGATTTAGCTAATGCGGTTGATGCTTATTTGAAAGTTATTTTTGTTGATATAGATACATCGGGTTTGAGTGAGAGTGGTTTAGATGACTGAACAACAACAACTTAAAACCATTTATACCTCTACTGGCATCCAACCGATAACCGTTGGAGAACACGAAATGGAACGTCTACGAGAAGGGTTTTCTTCTATGGTGAATAATCAGCGTCGCCATGAAATCATTGTAGCGGCTATTGAGTCTGGCAAATCTGCTCGAAAAGCGTTAAAGATTGCAAACCACATAATGGGAGAGCGTGACGTCTGAGTCTATACCTGAATATATATCAAAACATCCTTTACATTGGCGAATATCTGATCAGCTTGCTATCGGATATACCGACGATAGAACAATAATTCATGGTCCGGAGCTTTTAAGAGACATGTTGTTTGTTCCTTTAGATAGACAAGCACTACGAGAACAACTCATTGAACTTACAGACAAGTTCTTTGGTGCAGGTAAATGGGAATACTACGACACAAACGATGAAAACTCTTTTGCTGACCAAGCGTTGCGGTTGTTTGGTTTAGAGAACCCAGAGCCTCACTTCACAGGCGCAGGCGATGCCGCAGATTTTGAGGTCGGCGATGCTGTCGAATGGACTAGGGGCGAGTCGCCTGTTCCTATTGTTACGCATGAGCACAACATTAAGGTTGGCGAAATAGTGCGTGTTGAGAACACAGGACAAACAGAATGATTCATAAAACAGATTCAGGCTCGTATGGTATCTCTAGCCATAACGTATGGCTTCCAGGAAGTTACGACTCTCGCCGTACAGCTAACTATGCTTTCAGATTCCCTAATGATGTTTTGGAGACACTTCAGGAGAGTGTGAATCCTGGCGGAATGATTACCTACGAGATGCTCAAAAGTTGGAACACAGGGGATAGCAAAATGAAGGAACCTAGATTTACAGGAGAAGGACAACTCCCCAAATCCGAACTCGGAGACAAGATCGAATGGTCTAGACATACGCCACGTTATTTCGGCTGGAAAATATGGCGTTGGGGAAAACCTACCTTAAAAATAACTTCGATACCTCAAGGATATAGAGTCGGCGATGTTGTGAAGTTCGACTACACAAGGGAAACAAAATAGATGGCATTAAAAATTACAGCTAACGGCGAAACTAAAACCATTAAAGAATGGGCCGAAACCCTAGGATGCAAACCCTCTACTATCCATAGCCGTATCCGACGCGGCATGTCCGACGAAGAAGCAGTCACGACACCTCTAGGAATAATCAACCGAGATCGAGGACAACGATCAATAAGAAAGGAACAAAATGGAAACCACATTCGAGCAGATAATCAACGAACATAACAATGAACATGTTCAGATATTCATGGACAATTCTCCTGAAGGCGAAATGACTTTTTCAGAGATGATAAAAATTGGAGCACTTGTGGATGCGCTCAATAAAAAAACTGAAGCGCGCCTAACAGAATTGTTTGATAAGACATTCTTGAAAGCCTCAAAGATTGAAGGTGCATAATGCGGAAGAGTAAATGCGTGTGGTGTGGATACAGGTGGAGGTATTTATGAAGCAGCAGGTAGCTATAGGGCAAATCCGTCTAAATGATGACAACCCAAGGATAATTAGAGATGATAAGTTCTTCAAACTTGTCGAATCTATAAAATCATTCCCAGAGATGCTTGAAAAACGTCCCATCATCGTTAATGCCGAGATGGTTGTATTGGGCGGTAACATGAGGTTACGTGCATGTAAAGAGGCTGGTCTTAAAACGGTTTGGATTGATATCGCTGACGGGTGGACTGAAGACCAGCAACGCGAGTTCACTATTAAAGATAACGCTTCATTTGGCGAATGGGACTGGGATGCCCTCTCTAACGGAGAATGGCCAGAAGACAAACTGACCGACTGGGGTCTAGACATGCCCGAAGAATGGGGAGAAGCACACAACCCTAATCCCGCCGAAGCGGAAGAGAAGAAACGCAAAACAATAGAATGTCCCGAATGCGGACACATATTCTAGCTAACGCATGGTATCATTTATTTGTGCCAAAACAGTATAACTGCATAACATGCAAAACAATATTCCACTCAACAAAAGGATGCAAAACCAGAAAACCACAATATTGTTCACGAAAATGTTTCTCCAGTTCACCTCGGACTCTAGCAACTAGACAAAAAATGTCAGAAGCCAAACGGGGTAAAGTGCCACCAAATAAATTACCGAGAGGAACTAAACCTTGCGTTTACTGCAAAAAACCAATGGAAATCCTTATAGGCGCTTACCATAAACCCAAATACTGTTCAATGAACTGCCGAAACGAAGCAGCAAAACAATATGACTACTCTCATTTCAAAGGAGAAAAAAGCCACTTCTGGAAAGGCGGAGTAACTACAGAAAATGAACGCATAAGAAAATCAGCCAGATACAGAAACTGGAGAACAAGCGTATTCAGGAGAGATAATTACACCTGCCAACATTGTGGACAAACAGGCGGAGAGTTACAAGCAGACCATATTAAACCATTCGCATACTATAAGGAATTAAGATTCGACATCAACAACGGACAAACACTTTGCAAACAATGCCACCACGCAACAGACACATTTGGTTCAAAAGCAATGAAACACGAGATACAATAAAACCATGACAAACGACACTTGGCATTCCAGAGAGCAGGAAAACACGAATGGCTAACCCTAACCCATCTCCAAAGACTCGTTTCGGCGGACCAGAAGGCAACCCTCAACATCATGGCGCATGGAAAAAGGAAGATACCCCCCGTTGGAAACTAGAACGCATGATGCGCCTAACAGAATCCGAACTCAAAAAGATAGCCTCAGATGAACAAGCACCCTATTTTGAACGGAAACTTGCCGTAGCGGTAAATAAGAGCGACTGGAAAGTAATCAAAGAGATGATCGACCAAGTGTATGGCCAGCCTGTATCTACTCATACTTTGCAGAATCCTGATGGGACTAACATTATGTCTACTTTTGCTGAGGCAATCAAAAAAGCGGAAGAGATAGAAAACTCTGATGGAGTTAATTAGTGACGTTGATCTGGTCAAAGGAAAGAATGTCTATCAGCGTTCGCCTGAACTTTTCAATAGAGATCTTTTAGCGGGCGGTTTCTGGGATAAGCAAGAAGAAATAGCTATCAGTGTTAGGGATAACCGTTATACGACTGTAAGGGCCTGTCACGATGTAGGAAAAGGTCTGTCGGTAGATACTCCCATAGCGACACCAACAGGTTGGACAACGATGGGCGATCTTGTTGTAGGTGACGAAATATTCGGTGTTGATGGGAAAACAACTAAAGTCACTAAAGCCTACGAGGTCAGAAACCTTGAATGTTATAAGGTCATATTTGATGATGGCTCGACAATCGTATGCGACAAAGACCACCTGTGGGATACCATCGATTTTAAGAAACGTGCATGTATAAAAGAACACTTACGTCGTACAAATAATGTTATAGGTGATTGGCGTAACTTCTGGGAATCTGCTTCCACTAACAATGTAGAAGTTCTAAAAAACTCTTTGAAAAGCACTAACGACCAACGTAACCATCTGATTCCTTTAACACAACCCATTGAAGGTGAACACCAAGATTTACCTATTCGGCCTTACACCTTTGGTGTTTGGCTAGGCGATGGGACATCCAGCGGAGCGATAATAACTGACCCATCAAATGAGCTATTGCCACACATAGAGAACGAAGGCTATGAACCACGGCTATATAGAAACGATTATTCTTATGCTTTTCTACCAAAAGGTCAAGGTATCCCCCAACTGCGCAATATAGGGGTACTGAACAACAAACATATCCCACAACAATACAAAAACGCGAGCATTACCCAACGCCTCGAACTATTACGAGGCATTATGGATTCCGATGGACATATAACCATCAGAGGCCAAATCCAGATAGATTTAACTTGTGAACGTCTCGTGTATGACCTGCTAGAAATATTGGATGGTTTAGGTTTCAAAGCAAGGATTCGAGCTAGACCTTCAAAGCTCTATGGCAAAGATTGCGGCATCCGTTACCGCATCAACTTTTCGGCATCCGATAACCCATTCAAGTTGGAAAGAAAAGCATCTCGGTGGAGAACGCCAATAACCCAAGCGGCTCGAATAACGGCTCGCACTATTGTCGATATTGTCCCTGTCGATAGTGTCCCCACGCGATGTATCGAAGTGGACGCGCCAAATAAACTATTTCTTGCAGGTAAACGACTAATCCCTACACATAACTCTTATTCGGCTGGACGCCTAGCCCTATGGTTTCTGTATTGTCACCCGCAATCTATTGTTGTAACTACTGCCCCTACTCTAAGGCAAGTCGAAAACCTTTTGTGGAGAGAGATAAGGGCCGCCCATGAGAAAGCGAAACATCCATTAGGCGGGGAAGTATTCAAAACTCGTCTAGATATTGCATCTGACTGGTATGCGATAGGCGCATCATCTCATGACCCCGACAAGCTCCAAGGATTCCATGCCGCATCGGGGCATATATTGATTGTTGTTGATGAGGCAGCTGGTGTTAATGAGGATGCTTTTGAGGCGATGGAAGGTATGATGACTTCCGAGAAGGCCAGGATGTTGATGATTGGGAACCCTACCTCCGATAGTGGTTCGTTCCGTCAGTCTCATTATTCGTGGGATTACGCAAACAAAATCCATATCAGCGTATTCGATTCACCTAACTTCAAAAACAATGGTATCCACACTATCGAGGACCTGAAGAATGTGGATTTGGATAAGGTAGAGATCGTAAACGAGTATCTTGTATCG